CTTATCCGTGAGACAACTGAAGAAGTAAGTCAAAACTATGGTTACAAATTCGGACAAGAAGAAGAGACTTATAACATTGTTGCCGCTCATGGCTATTTTGGTCGTCTTATCTTCCAGTACGCCAGCTTCAACAATAGTCGTAGTCTGCATTTCTTCCTGGCTGCTTGGCCTGTGGTTGGTATCTGGTTCACTGCACTAGGTGTCAGCACCATGGCTTTCAACCTGAATGGATTTAACTTCAACCAATCCATCCAAGACCGTGAAGGTCACGTCATCAATACGTGGGCGGACATCCTGAACCGAGCTGGTCTCGGCATGGAGGTCATGCACGAACGCAACGCCCACAACTTTCCACTTGATTTAGCAGCAGCCGACACTACTCCTGTCGCACTGACTGCTCCTGCTATTGGCTAATGGCTGAATCTAAAGCAACAGCTTCTTTTAAAATCCGTAACCTGCGTTTACAGGCCGCTGGCTTGCAGGCTAGAGGAAATACTAAAGAAGCAAGTGAAGTTCTGAAAGAAATTCAACGTCTTCAGAAACTTATCAAATAACATTTCGTACGTTCATCTATGTTTGACATTCGAGTCTGTGATGAAGGTGCTCGCGTTATACGTGACGCACTTCGACTGTATAAGAAACAGTGGCCTGGTGGTCACCCTCAAGAACAGCAGGACATTGAGTTCTTAGAAACACAGTTTACAAAAATGGTACTTGAATCAACCATAGACGCATGACTGCCTAAGCATGGAACGGGGCTTAGGTTTATACCCATGTACGAACTATGTCTGATCTCGAAAAGCGCTTCATCATCAAAGAGTATAACAAAATGCTCCGTGAACAAAAAGAAGTCGCACTGTGCTACCGTGGCACAGCCTACAAAAAAGCTGTTCTAAACTAACATGCCGCATCAAAGTAAACTTGCAAAAGCTACACCGGTTCCCTATACACCTTCTTCAGGTCAGGTAGTTTTTAAACGGTGTGGTCATTGTGGTGATAAGAAACCGCAATGTCGCAAACAAATGAAGTGCCTTAAAGGTCTTCTGTAAAAAGCTTGGGAGGCACCTCAGAGTCGGACCTCCCTTGCATTGGTTGGAGCCGGTACGCCGATACCTCTAACCGTCTAGACGGTGGGATAGACCACAACATTTTGCAACAAAAATTTCCAAACGTTTGGGAGCAAGTCTATTTTAATCTTACTCCTGTATAATGGCACATCAATCAACTGATCTGACCACGAGCCTTACACGGCCTGGTGCAGATAATGGCGGGGCTGACGCCCGCGCTCTTTACCTGAAGCTCTTTTCAGGTGAAATGTTCAAAGGTTTCGAGTACAATGCTATCGCTCGTGACCTGGTGACCAAGCGTACGCTTACCAACGGTAAGTCTATGCAGTTCATCTATACCGGTCGTACCACGGCTGAGTATCATACCCCTGGCAACGCAATCCTCGGTAACTCCGACGGTGCGCCGCCGGTGGCCGAGAAGACCGTCACCGTTGACGACCTGCTGATCTCCAGCGCTTTCGTTTACGACCTTGACGAGACTCTCGCACACTACGATCTGCGTTCTGAGATCAGCCGTAAAATCGGCTATGCTCTCGCAGAAAAGTATGACCGTCTGATCTTCCGTGCTATCGCTCGCGGTGCACGTGCTGCTTCTCCTATCACCAAGTCCAGCTTCGTTGAGCCCGGTGGTACCCAAGTCCGCGTCGGTACTGGTAACGCTACCGAAGCTTACGATTCCGACAAGTTGGTTGCTGCTTTCTATGACGCAGCTGCTGCTATGGACGAAAAGGGTGTTAGCTCCGAAGGTCGCGTGGGTGTTCTGAACCCTCGCCAGTACTACGAGCTGATCCAAAAGGTTGGCGACTCTGGTCTGATCAACCGCGATGAGCAAGGCACCGCCCGTCAAAAGGGACAAGGTGTTGTTGAGATCGCTGGTATCAAGATCTTCAAGTCGATGAACATTCCGTTCTTCAGCAAGTATGGTACCAAGTATGGTTCTGCTTCTGCAACCAACCCTGGTGTTACCTCTCCTACCAACGCTGGTTCCTTCCTGTCTCCTGACATGGAAGATGCTGCTAACGATGTTACCGGTATCAACAACGAGTACGGTGAAGAGGACGAGTTCGCAAACTCCTGCGGCCTCATCTTCCAGCGTGAAGGTGCTGCTTGCGTGGAAGCTATCGGTCCCCAGGTGCAAGTGACCTCCGGTGACGTCTCCGTGATCTATCAGGGTGACGTGATCCTGGGTCGTCTCGCCATGGGCGCTGACTACCTGAACCCTGCTGCCTGCGTCGAACTGATCGCTGGTGCTGCAACCGGTTCTACTGGCAACGCTGCCTTCTGATCTTTATTTGATCTTATACAAGGGTTCCTTCGGGAGCCCTTTTTTTTAATTATTACTACTATGCCTGTCACCTATGCTGCGTCCACCGAACTGGATGCTGTCAATCAAATCCTAAGCTCCGTGGGACAGGCTCCTGTCACCACGCTTGACCTTCAGAACCCTGAAGTTGCTATCGTGCTTACCACCCTGCGAGAAGTTAACAAGCAGGTCCAAAGTGAAGGTTGGATGTTCAACCAGGAGCGCCAATACACGCTCAAACCAGACTCTACAACTGAAGAGATCCTGTATCCTACCAACGCACTACAAGTCGATACTAACGAACATGAACATCGTGATGACTATGATGTAGTACGACGTGGAAAAAAACTCTACGACCGACTCCACCACACATACAAATTCAAGAAAGACATCAAGGTAGACATTACCTGGTTGTATGAATTTGATGAAGTACCGCCCCCGATTCAGAACTATATTACAGCACGAGCTGCACGTATGTCTGCAATCAAAACAGTTGGTGAGGCACAGCTTAGCCAACTACTGCAAGAACAAGAAATCATGACCCGTGCCACTGCAGTTGAGTACGACTGTAACCAAGGTGAATATAGCATCTTTGGTTGGCGTGATGGTGAGAACTACTACAACAACTATCAACCATATAACGCACTTGCACGATGAGTACTATTTCCCAAAGGATTCCTAACTTGCTTCTGGGTGTATCCCAGCAACCTGACAAACTTAAGTTTCCGGGTCAAGTTAGAGAAGCTTCTAACGTCTTTCCTGACTATGCGCTCGGACTGCTCAAGCGACCAGGTGGTAAATTTGAAGCAGAACTTTATGATGCCGAAGCACGTGGACGTTGGTTTCCAATCCTTCGGGATGCAAATGAAAAGTATGTTTGTCAGTACGATACTACTGATGGACAGTTTCGTATCTGGAGTTTGATCGATGGAAAACCTCGTGCTGTGGACATGGGTACCACTGCTGCTACTGGACAGCCTAGTGGTTGTAACATTACTAATCTTAAGTCTGATCTAGATACATACAACACAGCTCAATCTACTACAGATACAGAGCTGTCTGATCTACACACAGCACAGTCAGCTTTCCAAAAAGCTAACGATGGTCAAACTGCTACTAAGGTAAACCTGTTTGACGTAGATGTTACGTACAAGAACGGTTACTATGAAGAGACTCTAAAGTCTGGTGTGCTTGAGCGTATTGATAACGGTCAGCGTATCGTTAAAGATGCAGGCACTAACGCTGGGTCTATTGCCAAAGGCGTTGCAATGCCAGCTGGCTATGCCTTAGGTAACGATCGTACAGATGACTATCCGTGGTTCAAGCGTGATGGTTATCGTGTGTACGAAGTAGAGAAAGACGTAGCAGCTACCCATAACGCAGATCAGCTCGATACTGCTTCTGATAATATGGAAGCAGCTCAGACTGCCTTTGACGATGCGGAAGATCTTGAAGACGATAAAAAAGAACTTTATGATGAAGAAGTTACCGCCTGTAATATCGGTGCTTCTAACATCCCTGCTACTGCATACCTGAAAGATGCTGATCCTGAGGACATTGAGATCCTTACAATCAACGACTTTACGTTTGTCTTGAATAAAAATAAGACTGCGGCTATGAAGTCTACCACGTCTGCTGCACAAGCAAATGAAGCCTTTGTAGTTATTCGTACTGTTGCATATAACGCAGACTATAAAGTTACTGTTAATAGCACTGTAAACACACACAGCACTCCTGACACAGTAGCAGGAGCTACAACCGATGCAGGTACTATTGCTGCTGCTCTGGCTACAGCTATCAACAGTATGAGTGGTATAACTGCAACACAGGTTGGACCTGGTATTTATATTAGCGGCACCAGTGCATTTACAATCTCTACCTCTGGATCGTCTTCTGAAGAGGGTTTGTTTGCCTTCCAAGACCAGATTAACCTGGCGTCACGTTTACCTAATCAATGTGAAAACGGTTACATCGTTAGAGTTACTAACAGTGACGACGTGAACGCTGATGATGTATATGTAGAATTTAAAACTAGCAACGGTGCTTCACGTGGTCCTGGTGTATGGGAAGAAACCATTGGTCCTGGTCTTAAATTTGAGATTGATGAGACAACCATGCCTCACCAGCTCGTACGTCAAGCTAACGGTGTCTTCAAATACGAGCCTGTAGATTGGAGTGACCGGTTGGTAGGTGATAACGATACCAACCCTATCCCTAGTTTTATTGGTAAGAAGATCAACAACATGTTCTTCTACCGTAACCGTCTTGGATTGCTGTCTAACGAAGCTGTGATCATGAGCCGTGCTGGTGATTACTTTAACTTCTTTGCTAACAGCTCTCAGGTGGTTGCTGCTGACGATCCTATTGACCTTCAAGCTACTTCTGTACGTCCTGTTTCGTTGAACTATACACTGTCTACCAGCGTCGGTTTGATCGTGTTTGGTCCTAATGAACAGTTTATTTTATCTACAGACGCTGATGTCCTGAGCCCTACTACAACTAAAATCAACACTATTAGTACGTTTGAATGTGATCCTTCTGTAGACGCTGTGGCTGTCGGTACAGCTCAAGCATTTATTAGTAAATCTAATCTATACAGCAAGCTGTTTGTTATGCTTAACATTCAGAAAGAAGCTGCTGCATCGATTGATGAGGCTACACAAAACGTACCTGAATACGTACCTAGTGATATTGACACAATGGTATCTTCACCAGCTATGTCGATTATCTCACTTGGTAAAGCTGGCAGCGATACTGTTTATCAACACAGGTTCTTTATTCAAGGTGACAACCGAGTCCAGACCTGGTACAAATGGAAGCTTACTGGAGACCTGCGGTTGCAGTTCTTTGATAAGACTACGTACTATGCTGTGACCAGTTCTGGTAGTAACGTATATCTAACATCGTATGACCTAACACAGGCTAGTGAATCAGGATACCTGACGCTACCTACGGGTGAAAAGACAGATGTATGCTTGGATATGTTTGACATCAATCCATACAGATCTTACTCGTCTTCAACAAAGAAGACTACAGTAACACTGCCTTTCGATCACATCACTGGTAAGAAGCTAGCAGTTGTAGCCATCGGTACTTACATTGGTGATGCCATTTCTGCAACCAGTGAAGCCGAGGGTTCTGTCTTCTACTTTGAAGATTCTGATATATCTAGCAACCAAGTGACACTAGACGGTGATTACCGTGGACGTGATTTGGTTATCGGATATGTGTATGATATGGAGGTTGAACTGCCTACCCTGTACGCTACAGAAACACAAGGTCAACGTTCTGTTGCTGATAGCACGGCTGATCTGATCCTGCATCGTATCAAGGTATCTACTGGGCTTAGCGGTCCTGTTACCTACAAGGTTGACATTACTGGTAGGGATAGTTGGAGCAACGTTGTCAATGTTACGCTGCCTAACACCTATGTGTTGAACAACGTTAACTTGGCTGCATCTGCTACACATGACGTACCCATCTACCAGCGCAACGAAAACCTAACTATCAAAATTATTGGAGACACTCCTTTCCCAATCAGCTTGCTGAACATTGTGTGGGAAGGTAACTACAACCGTCGATTCTACCGCCGATCATGACTTACAGACCACACCGCCGCACCCTGACATCTACCATTAGAGTAGGTAAACACCTATGTAAAGTGTTTATCAAACCATGGGACAAGATGCCTAGCGGTGCAGTGGTGTGGAAGGTAGGTTTTGGTGTAGGTAAATCCAGACGACAGATAAACGACTGGTATCACGTAAAACAAAATCGACGCCGAAGATCTTTACACAAACACATGACCGGTACTGAGGGCTTCAAGACAATCCCACGTGGGTTCAATGAAGTCCTTAGATTACGTTGGTTGATACCAGCAGGAGATACGATCTTTATAGATTGTACAAGTGCTGACCCTGAAAAACAATGGAAAACGTTTTCACGTTGGCGACGATGGCATCCTGACTGGTTTGTCAACGAACATCTAAAGGAATTTTATTGGACTAGACCCTAATG